TTGTTGTCCGGCAGCGGGTCGGACGCCAGGGCCATGTCGATGGCTGCCGAGTTGAACCCGGGCTGGTTGCGCAGCGCCGCCAGCTCCTGGCGGGACATCGGGTGCGACTCAAGGAAGTCGACGCAGTCCTCGACGCAGGTCGCACTCAGGTCTGGATACCAGTTCCACACCGACACGAACTCGATCCTGGGGACGATCTCGTCCTTGACCATGAGCCGGCCGCCGCCCTCGCTGGGCTCCCAGACCTTTGTCCGGCGATTGAACGGTACGGGGCCCTTGAACACGCCTGTGCCGAGATCCACGGCCTCACTGATGGCCCGGCGGGCAACGGACGGCCAACGCCCCTCGGCGAGGCGATCGTCGACCTGACGCTCCATCCTCGAAGCCCGAGTCTCCGCCTCGGCCTGGACCTCGTCCATGGACCTGCGAAGCTCCTCCACCGGAACCGGCACGCCATCCACAGGCACCGTCGCGCCGGGCGGCTGGTCGGCCAGGGCGGCGCGCAGCTCGCTCATCTCCGCCCGAGGGCTGGGCTTGAGGCTCCACGAGCGATCATCGGAGGGGAACAGGATGTCGACCAGCCGGGCCTCGACAAGGTTGCGCAGCCGGCGCGTCAGTGGGACGTAGACCGTCGAGCCGTAGGTCTTCTCGTCATTCTTCGGCGGGAGGTCGCTCGACTCGTAGATGCCGTTGATCTGACGAATGGCCCTCAGCCAGCGCTGCTCGATCTCGCTCCGCAGGCCCGAGCGCTCGTCGGCCTTGCGCTGCAGCAGCGAGCCTAGGTACTGGACCCGGGCGGCAGCCTGCTCCAGGCGCTCCCGCTGAGCCTCGCGAAGCTGTTCTTCGAGGTCAGCCAGAGACTGAAGCGCCTCGGCCTGGACGTCTGTGGGCTGCTGGTCGAGCATGAACGACGAAGCCCGCACGAGGCGGGCTTGTGTGCGGCGCGGACTGCGCCCATTCCAAGGTTAGGGGGTGACGTCGCCCCGTGCAATGGCCGCATCTATGCAGGAGTCGCGGTGCATGGCGTCCTTGAGGAGGAAGCCCATGAGCGGCCAGAGCTTGCTGATGGCGTTGGCCCTGGCAATCTTGCGTCCGACCCCGGAGTCGAAGTTCTCCGGGCTGGCGCAGGCTGACTCGCCGGTGACGGTGAACCCGTTGTGCAGCACCAGGACGCAGAAGGTCAGGAGATGCAGCGGGCTGCGCGTCGCCAGCGCCGTCCTGTCGTCAGGATCTTCGGCGCACAAGTTGCGCCCAGCAACGCCCTGCGCGGCCGTGAAGTAGTGCTCGCTGGCGATGACCGCCTCGATGTCGGCTGTGGTGATGCGCGGCGCCGTCAGCCCCTTCGCCTGGATCTCGCGCTCGATCTGCTGGTCAGTTGCCATCTTTCTCTCCTGGTTGAGGCCTGCCGGCCATGATCTGGTTGAGGCGTTGCGCCCGGCGCTTGGCCCGAAGGCGCGACTGGCGCTCGGCATTGCTCAGCGGCGAGCGCTTCTTATCGGGCTTGTCGCCCCACTCGAACGCCGGCACCGTCGCGTAGCCCCTTGCGTCCTCGTCCCAGGCGGCAATGTGCACCAGTCGCGGCGCCTTCCTGAAGGGCGTCACCAGCGCGCGCACGGTGCGGTGGTGCAGCCCGCAGGCCTCGGCCAGCTCGCGGTAGGTGTGCGGCCCCTGCATCAGCGCCAGGATCGCGTTGCGTATGGCCAGTGGGTTTGTCCTGGCACGGCCGGGCTCGTCCCACTTCATGGCTTCTGCCGCGATGCTGCTGCGAGTACGGCACGGGCGACTCTTATCGCCAGCGCACGATCACATAGGTGCCCTGTTGCAAGCGCGATCTGCTCATCGGTCAGCGTCAGTGCTTGTGGGGCGGTGTAGAGCGGGGTCGGGTAGCGCGCCGCGAACACTGGCGTCGCTGTCCGCTTGACTGCATCGCTGATGAAGGTTCCATCACCCATCCACGCTGCCGGCTCGCCCTGCGCTGCTAGTGCCGCCTCCAGTTCCGCGATGCGCTTAGCATCAGCTTCAATCCTGTCCGCAGCCGCTCTGGCTCTTTCCACGAGCTGCGCCATCGGCGATAGTGGCCCGCCTTCGACCTCAATCGGCATGCGCAACACGCCAAGCAGCATGGTGTCGCTCATTGCTTCTCCTTCAGAGCGGCGTCGATGGCGGCGTCGAGGTCGCTGCCGAGCAGCGGTTCCGGGGCGTGACAATCTGCGAAAGCCGCCGGCCAGTGGTCACCGCTGCGCAGCCACCGGTACCGCGCAGCATCCGACTCAAGTGCCTGAACACGCGCATACAGCGCAGAGTGCGAGCACTGGAGCCTGAACACCTCGTCCTTTTCGGATTGCAGTGCCGTCTCCAACTCGGCAATGCGCTTGGCTTGCGCGCGCACTTGCTCAACAACAGCCGATTCGTCCCAGTGAAGGTCGTAGGGTCCGAACTCCATTTCGTTGGGCGGGACGCACAGATAGCTAATCTGCGATAGTGCAGCAGACTGGGCCTGTAGCGCGCATATCAAGCAGACCGCACGCTTCCCCCCGTTTGGCTTGTGCTTGTCGCATAGCGGAGCGGCGCCCTCCAGTTCTTCGATGCGCTTGTCTTGCGCCTCCAGTGCGTCGGCGGCGGCTTTCTCAGCGAAGCATAGATCCTGTAAGGCGCCCATGCGCGCACTGTCTCCTGACCACTGGTGCGCCATAACGGCATCTGCTGCGTCGCGCAGCCGCTTGATGAGGTCGCCGCTCATGGCTTTCCCTGAAGTTTTTCGAGTCGTCGCATTGGTCGGATAGGTAAAGCGTGTTTTCCTTGTTCGTCGCGAATAGAGCAAACAAGCCCCTAGAACAGCCCGCCCTGCGCCGATTGCGCGGTGACGTGCTTGGCGATGACGGCCCTGATCCTCGGCTCCCATGACCTCGGGTAGAGCGCGAAGCAGTGCGTCCCAGAGCCCGACGTCTTCGGCCGGTTGTCTTTCGGCGGCTGGTGGCCGAACTCGTTGGCGAACTCGCTGGCGATCATCGATCCGACTGACCAGGACGTGCTCTTGTCGGGCTTGATGCCCATGGCGTTGAAGACCTGCATCACGGTGATATAGCTGTCGATGTTCACTGCCTCTTCTCCTGAGCGGCGAGCCACTCTTCGTAGGCCTCTCGCGAGCGCCTGAGTGACTCCTCCATGTAGGCGACATCTTCCGGCGTCATTGCTTCGCGGGGCACTTGGTGCCCAAAGCCGCGGCCATCTCGGGCTTCGCGCACAGACGCAGGATCGCTTCGGCCAGCAGGCCCATGTTGCGCAGCAGGCGCGCGTCTTCGCGGGCGTCGCAGCCCTCATCGAGCATCGAGGCGCCGAAGCTAAGGCCGATGCCTGGGCCGCTGCCGCCAGCGCCAAAAGAGATGCGGCACACCGCGGTGGGCGAGGCGATCAGCACGTTCGCGTCCGGGGTGTTCTTCACCGTGACGGTGGACGGCTGCGCGGCCTGGGCCGGCGTGCTCACGTTGACGTTCACGTCGCCCACCGAGGCGCTGCCGGCCGATGCGGTAGCAGACCCACCGGCGGCGCTGCCACCGTAGCCGACGCCGCCCTGCCCGCCGGTGGCGCTGCTGGTCGACGCGCCGGTCGTTGCGCTGCTGGTGCTCGGGCCGCTCGTGGCGCTGCTCAGGCTTGCGCTCGGACCGCTGATGGCGATGGCGCCGGCCGCAGCGCCGGCGATTGCGCCAGCGTTCGCGGCGCTCTGGGCTGCGCCGCCGACGGCGCCGCCGGGGTTGCCAGGGTTGCCAGGGTTGCCGCCGCCGGGCGTGCAGTCGGCGCCGCCCACGGGCTTGTCGTTGCCGCAGTTCGCCGCGTAGGCCGGGGCCGCGCAGGCCAGGGCGAGGAGGACGGGGAGTAGGTTGTTCATGGTGCTACCAGTTGCTGAGGGGTTTCTTGTGCATCGATGGCGGGGGGCTTGGGCAGATGGTGATCTTTGTGTTCTCTGTGATCACGGCCTCCGCGCCCTCTGGCCACGGGCTCTTCGGGAGCTTCTTCGCGACGATGACTAGGTGCGTCCGCTTCGGCATGGTCTTCAGCGTGTCCGCGACGCGCTTGTCGGCGTAGTACCGAACCGAGCGGTGGCTGAGCTTGACCTTGTGTAGCTGGCCCTTGGCCACCAAGCCCTCGGCCGCGTTGCGGGCGTCGGTGATGTCCTGCTTCGAGCCCATCTCGGAGAGGGCGACCCCGTCGCGCCGCGAGGCCAGCTCGATTAGCTTCGGGGTGATGGCAGCGACGCGACGGATACCTTCGAGGTGACCCACTTCAGTCCCCTCGCTGGCGAGCCTGTTGCGCCTTGACCAGGGAGTCGCAGGTATTCCGAAAGCGGTTACTGAAAATCTGCTTCACTTCTTCGACCACCTTGCGGTAGTCCTCCTTCATGATCGAGCCCTGAGACAGCCCGCAGTAGCACGCGGCAGACGCGGTCATGACCACGAGGGTGGCCATGGCGTCCATGCCGCGATCGAACACGAGCTTGTCCTGGATGGTGGCGCCTCGGTTGCCGAGGATGTGCATCGCGATCGTGTCGAATGCGTCGACGGCCTCGGAGAGGGTTCCCGCCATGTCCTTCGAGTAGCGCGCGGCGAAAGCCTCGATCTGCTCTGCGGTACGCTCGTCCGCATCGCGTCGCTCTTTGTGGAGAAGTTCCTTGATGCTCATGATCTCGGTCCGTGGTTGATGATTGGTCAACTATAGCTGACAACCATGACCCGGTCAATAGCCTGAGCGACCGTAACTCCTCTCGATGACAGCCCCCTGACCCGAGGGCTTGACTCGCGCGAATCTCTTCATCATGAGCGCGTACCGACTCGCAGAGATCACGTCGTCCTTCTTCTTCACGATCAGCCCGTCCTTGCGGTGATACGTGCGGTAGTTCGACAACCAGTCCCCGCAGGTCTTAAACACGCGCCATCTGCGCTGCTGCATCCTGGCCAGCATGTCCATGATCCCGGCCTCGACGCCGTTGGTCCCGTCCTCGAAGGTCGCGCGCTCGTGGAGCATGTTGACCCCGGCGGCCGTGTACATCGCGGCGAGCTGCTCGCCCGAGCCCTTGTCGTGCTGCAGGCCGTCGTGCGGCCACGCCACAGGGATCCACTTGCCGCGGCCGATCAGCACCGGCGCCTGCTGGGCCGGGGTCTGCTCTCGCGCGCTCCAGCAGTCGTACACGTAGACCGTGTCCGTGTCGCGATCCCATGCGAGCCACGAGGCCGCGGCTGGGTGGTCCCATCCGAAGTCGAGCCCGCAGATCCTCGGCCAGCTCGGGGGTATCGCGAAGGGGTCGCATGTGATCTGATCCTCGGGCACAGGGAACACCATGCCCGAGCCGAGCACGGGCTTGCCCTCTGTGCGAGCCTCGCGCTCCGACGGCGGATAGCTGGCCAGCAGCTCCCGCTTCGTGTCTTCGTCCAGGTGCGGCGCGTGGGCCCACCCGGCCATGATGATGGCCTTGCTCAATGGAACTCCTTGAGCCGGATGGAGAGCCGCACCCTCTCGCTCGTAATGACCATGGGCTCGTTGCGCATGGCCTCGGCCTCGCGGCGCAGGGCGCGGTGCATGTCCGCCGTAGTTGTGTCGGCCGGCAAGCTGAAGGTGGCTCCTACAGGGTCCTCAAAGTATCCAACGCGACGCGGCTCGCCTCCCACAATGGTGACGGGCACGAGGAGCCAGAAGTACCGTCCATCCCGAAGCTCTGGGGGCATCCAGAAGACGCTGACGCCGTAGCGGCGCAGGCCCTCCGGGGTGTAGCGAGCGGGCTCGTAAAACTCTTGTCTGAGTAGCGGCGCGGCAGGCTTAGGCTCTTCCGGCTTGAGCCCCGGCCCGGCCCACTTGCGCGTCTCGTGCGCGCGGCCGGAGGGGTAGCTTAGGCCGCACGGCTCGGGCCTGATGTACCCGCACTCAGCCACACCCTGCACCAGCATCATCTCGTCGAGGTCGCGCTCGTGGTCCTCGTCAAGGCAGGGGGACGCCCCCCAGAACCGGCCGAACTTCACGACAACCCCGCAACAGCCAGGAGCATGCTCACTAGCTCGGGGGCCGAGGTCAGGGCCTTGCGGCTCTTCCTGAGGTCGCGGCTCGCGCTGTCCGCCCTCCGGCAGTAGCGCTCCTCCCTGAGGAGGATCTGTCGAACCCTCTCGTGGGTCACGCCGTACCTGTCAGAGATGGCTCTGAAGGTGGCGCCCTGCTCGCGCATCTGCAGCATCCCGTGGATGCGCTCATGGCTGGCCTCTACCTGCTCGATCTTCATCACGTCACTTGCTCCGCATCTTCTATGAAACTCATCACCACGTCCGTCGCCCCGTTGAGCGGCGTGAAGGTGATCATCACGATCCCGTTCGTCGTCGCCGTCCGGGTGATGCACTCGGTGTAGATCGCGAGGGGCGGCTCCTCGTCGAGCCAGATCCCCTGCTTCGCGGTCCCTTCGAATGCCTTCCGGCCCTGATCGTAGGACTTGAGGCCAACCTTGGCAACACCCCCAGACTGGTGCCTGATGGTTGCAAAGTCGATCGCGCCGTTCGTGTTGGGCCGGCGCTTGATGTCGATGATGTCCTTGGCTGGGATCATCCCGGTGCCGTAGTCCTCGCCCTGGCCAAACAGCTCGGCCTGAACGATGTCCCGCGTCGTTTCGAGGGTGGTTCCGGCAGCCCACCAAGCTCCTGCCTCTTCGAACCTCCGGCCCTCCCACCAGTCCGGGTAGCGGCCGGTGAGGTGCAGCATCGTCTCGTACGCGCCGGAGATCGTCTTCCCGACGCGGTTGCCGGCCATGAACAGGCGCTCTCTGTGCACCTTGCCGGCGCGGAAGAACGCTAGGTGCCGGACATAACCGGACCGCTTTAGCGGCCCGTCGTCAGGGAACAGCGAGCGGTATCGCCACCGCTTCGACTGCCTGATCAGCTCCCGCTCAAGTGCCTCAGCTTCTTGCGGAGTCATCTCGCAGGCGGAACACGGGCTCGACCGCACCGGACTTCAGCCGGCGCTGGCCGCGCTGCTCGACAGAGCCCTTGGCGACCATCTTCGCCAGCTTCACGGCGATGTCGTGGCGATCAGCCTTGAGGGCCCAGGCAATCTGTCGGGCTGACCTCGGGCCCTTGCTCAGCACCAGCAGGATCGACTCCTGGCTGGAATCGGCCATGAGCTGCCACCGCTCGAAGCTGGGCCGCATCAGTGGTTCCCGCCGCGGACGTACCGCTCGATCATGCCGATCGCCACGATCCGCTGGCTGTCCTTCGCGCCCATTGCCGCGGCCGCGAGCCAGTTGATCGGGTACAGAACCTGGACGGCGCCGTGCTGCACCCACGGGATCCCCTGGTTCAGCGCCTCCACCGCGGCGAACTGCGCGCCGGCAGGGTGAAGGTCGCCCGACAGGTAGATCGTCCCCTGGTCGTCGATGGCGACAGGGATGTTGCCAGCCCTCGTCGGGATCTCCAGAAGGTCGCACCCGCCGACCTCGCCCGCCTCGAACTCATCCATTGGCCACCTTCCACTGCCGGAGCTTCTCCAGCATCTCGTCGATCTGCTCGGGCTCCAGCTCGGAGTCGCCAGGGTTCTTGGCGTCGGCAATGCCCAGGCCGTAGAGCTTCATCCGCACCTCGACGATCTTCGCCAGGGCGGCCGGGTTGCCCTTCTCCATGGCCACGGCCTCGGCCGCGTCCAGCTTCTCCATGGCCTGCTTCACCCCGAACGCGGGCGCGGCCTCCTTCACCGGCGCGCCGCGGCTGGCCTCGATCACGGTCTGCGCGTACTCGTTCCGCAGCTCCTCGATCCTGGCCAGGACGTGAGGCTTGTTCGCCACCCGGCTCGCCTCCCGCGGCACGTACTTCGGGTCGCCGTTCCACTGGTAGTTCTTCAGGAACGCCGCCGAAGGCTCCATGCCCGAGGCGATGTCGACGCAGAACTGCTCCTGGCGCGAGGTGATACGCCTCTGGGGCTGCACAAGGGACAAGTGCCCCTTGCCGGAGGGGCGATCAGGGGTCCTGGTGAGGTCTTTGCTCATGGATCACCACACCGCCTCCACGAAGTCCCACAAGGCGCTAAGCACCTGGATCGCCACGTAGCTCGACAGGGCGTACATCAGCAGGGTCAGAACCCCCACCGGATCGATCTTCTTGAACATCTTCCGTCCTCCATGTGTATGCCCAGACCAGCCGACGACCCCTGCCGTTGACCCGGAAAGAGCGTTTTCTGCTCACCTCTTTGCGCTCCAGCATCTTGACCAGGACGCTCGAAAGCTCACCCGGCTGCAGGTTGATCCCCACCCCGAGCAGCCTGTGGATGATCTCCCCCTGCGTCAGTTGGTCCTGCGACCCCCGGATGATCTCACGGACGATCGGCGTGAGCGGGACCGGCACGGGCGCCTGTGTCATACCGGCACCCCCGACCACCACATGATCAGCCTCACCCGGGCGCGCTCGACCAGATCGATCGTGGCCTTGTCGGTCGGCTTCTGGGTTTCGGCCGCCAGCCAAGCCGCGCGCTCCTCGGCGGGGAGGGCGCGAATGCACCCCTGCATCCTGTCGACCAGATCGTGGTCGTACAGCGGAGCCTCGTACGCTGGCTTGCCTCTCTCCGCCGATGACGCATACATGCGCTCAGCGGATCCGCACGTCGGGTGCCACCCTGTGCCGGGCATGGACCTCTTCTCGCTCCTGGCGCGGCGCCAGTGCTCCAGCGCCGCGGCG